AAACGACTAAATGACCCTGTATGGGAAACCGTCAGTCGAAAAATAAAAAAGTATAAACCCTTCCTAAATATAGATGTACCTAAGTATAAAAAAATCCTTAAAAAAGTAGTACTATGAGTTTTTTCGATTCAGAAGTTGTTCGTGCTGAAATGGCAGAAATTGCGGAACTCCAAGATGAGGTTTATTCCAATGTTTTTAAGTTTCCAGCGATGACCCAAGAAGATCAATTATATCATATTGCTATTCTGGAGAAACTTTTAAACAAACAACGAGTTCTTTATACTCGTGTGAGTTTATCGGATGATCCTGAAGCTAAGGAGATGAAAAAGAAGATTATAGAAAGTGCCAAACAAATGGGACTTCCTACTAATGTAGATATGAACATTCTATTTGCTAATATGAATAATATGGTAAGTATGATGAAAGAGCAGATTGACAAAGAATCTGCTTCTTGATAGAATATAAAGGTACACACAAGCCAAATATCAAACAAAATCTAAATGTCATTTAAAGACCTAAAAAAACAGTCCTCTCTAGGATCGTTGACTTCTAAATTAGTCAAAGAAGTGGAGAAGATGAACAATGGTGGAGGAGGTGGTGATGATCGCCTTTGGAAACCAGAAGTAGATAAAACAGGTAACGGTTATGCCGTTCTCCGTTTCTTACCAGCACCAGAAGGTGA